GTCCATGAGATTATTTATAACATTCTCCGTCTCAACTCTTCTTTCATACAATCACGTCTGACAGGAGATACACCACCCAACCCAATAACTGATTCAAGGTGTCCAGTTTCCATCTCTGCAATAGTCTTGTACTGCAATGGTTGGTCACCATCGATACCATATGTTCCCCATGTGAGTACCTCACTTTGTACCTTATGGGGTTCATTGTCATACAGACACATATCAATTTGGTCTGCATGAACAGACCGTCTTACATAATTTAGACCACCATCGACCATATAGGTCTTACCAGTCAGAGCGTCTACATGGGTCACGTAGTCGTGTCCAGATTTAGATTCTATTATAGTACCGTCAGGCGTTTGTATTGCATTACGAATAAGTCTTGACTCTTCCATTATACAAACTCCACATTTGCCATACATTCGGTTAGACATGCAACTAGGTTTAATTCATGGTCAGCAACAAACGCATTCTTGTATTGATAATCAGCGAGTATCAAGACCAGTTGAGGTATGGACATTGGTGCAACCTTTCCTTCCATAGAGTCATAGATACCACGGAATATTGCAGCGGGTTCTGTGTCCATATTGTTGACAACCCACGACCGCATCTTCTTGAAGTCTTTGCTCTTTAATGATTGGAAAAGACCACTATAGTTACTATTATTATCATTAATGAGCACTGTAGTGTTCAATGTACCAGAGATAGAATGACGTTGTGCTTCGTTAAGTACACGTCTCCAGTCGGGTGCATACTTACCAATCAGTCCCGCAATGGTGTCATTATTGTACTTGACACCCTCACCGTCTAGGATGATTTGTAGTCGAGTCATAAACTCACCGCACAACTGTGCCATTTCTTTTTTAGATGTGTTGAACTCATACACACTACAACGAGAGTGTAGAGGTTCGATTACTTTGTTCTTGAAGTTGCACGTCAGAATGAATCGACAGTTCTGAGAGAACTCTTCGATGAACCCACGAAGTGCGGGTTGGGTTGACTGTGCATTAAGGTAGTCCGCTTCGTCAAGGATTACAACCTTGTAACCGCCTGAGAGAGAGACTGACGAAGCGAACTGTTTAATCTTTCCACGAAGGGTATCAATGTTACCCTCCTCAGAACCGTTGATGACAATATAGTCAATGTTCAGTTCGTCACAGATTGCACGTGCAATCGTGGTTTTACCAGTACCCGCAGTACCAGTAAACATCATGTTAGGGATTTCCCCAGTGTCCACAATCTTTTGGAATGTGTCTTTGAGGTTTTGATTCAGAACCGTAGTTCCGATTAGTCGGGGTCTATACTTCTCGACCCATAAGAATTCTTTGGACATGTTGTCTCCATAATAAAATAAGTGTTTCTAATAGTATACATTGTACACTATATGAAACAAATTGTCAAGAAAATTCGGGGGTGGAAAGGAAAGGAACTCTCACACCCCCACGTCACCAGAAAGGTAACGTTTACTCATCAACACCTTGTGCGGATTGATACTCCTCACATAGTTGAATAATCTGAACCGACTGGTCTCTTAACTGACCAATGGTCGATAGTTCTTCTCCCTTAAATCCGCCTCGTTGGACAATGGTATCAATAACTGCTACCGTTGAACGAGAAACTCGATTGCCGAGTTCATAGATTGAAGAGTGGTCTTTTTCTACTTGTTGTGCTTTTGCCATCTTTATGCTCCGTAATTAGATGATTTTTCTAGTGCAATAAAGTATTCAATCGATGATTGCTTACTTGCGAATTTTGAGATAAGTTTCGAACTGATACCTACATCAAAATCTTCGTTGACAACTTTTATGTTACCAACATTCATGATGAAGTTGAAGTCAACTCCTTCAGGGTATGTACCCTCTACGTCAATAGAGAATGCATTACTTGTTGCGTCCTTACTGTCAATGACAGATAAACGAATTGCACCAGTAGTAGGTTGGATTGATATTTCATCATGACCTAAAGCTGCGGCAGCACGTTTTACTTTTGACAACGTATCTGTATCTAGTACAAAATTAACTTCTGCTTCTGGCATGTTAATAGTCTTGCCAGGCGAGGTCAACATCTCTGGGTCAGAGAAGAAGTACTTCACAGAAGAACGTCCAGTTGAATCACTAACGGTTACATAGTCCTTCTCGAACTTGAGTCGTGGTGAGTCCACTAGGGACAGAACATTTAGAAACTCATTCAGGTCGTAGATTCCAAATGACTGTGGAAACTTCTCAGCGAGTTCAACAGTAGATAGAACATTACGTGCAACTGAAATAGTCTTCAGTTGATAACCTTCGGTTATAACGATGTTCGGGTTAATAGTAGAGTAGTTCTTGAGAACACTCAGGGTTGTGTCGGATAATTCCATAATATATTTCCTCTCGGTTTTCTAATTTATAAAGTGTATGATACCATACGTTTCAGTTAAAGTCAAGCTTTTATTTTACTAAAGTTCTTTTCTTTTACGAACTCAATCTTACGATGAAAATGTGCATCTTCGAGTTCGCTCTTGTGAGAGATAACAAACACGTTGGTATCCTCACCTAGTGTTGATATAATCTTCATGAGGTTTTCAATACCCTCTTCATCCAGAGACGAATCAAATGTTTCGTCAAGGATTAGTAGATTGGTCGCAACACTATTCTTCATCTTTGCAATCTGTCTCCACGTAAATAGTAGGGACAAATCAATCCGTTGTTTCTCACCCTCAGAGAATGAGTCATACGAAAAGTTATCACGATGTCTTGAACGAATAGTCTCAACGAAACTTTCATCCAAATCAAAGTGTACAAAGAAGTCTAGAATCTGTAAGTACTTATTAGTCAATTGATTCATGACTGGTAAGTACTGTTTAATAATCTTGGTCTTAATACCAGTGTCTTTCAGTAACTCTGCATACACTTGGTTATAAGAATGTTGTTCATTTAGTTTGTATTTGTTATCTTGTAGTTCTTCCTTGTCAGTACGCAGTGTCTCCAACTCGGTGTTTGCTTCGGATAAGTCTCCAGTCTCATTGTCAATACGAGAGACTTCATTATTGAGTGTATCGATGTTGCGATTGATTCGCATTATCTCTTGAGTATTGGCATCTACCTTAGATTGCCAACTACGAATGTTATCTTGTGTACGGGTTAGTCCTTCGATAATCTGTTCTATGTCATCCTTACGACTAGTATGCATTTCCAACGCACTAGCGATAGTACCCGCCTTGGTCTTACATTTGTTTAGATGATACTCTTTTAACTTCTTGTCAATGTCTTGGTCACAGGTAGGACATCTGTCGTTCTCTTCGAAGAACTTTGCCTGTTTGACCACATTCTTTTGTTGGTTCTTGAATGTTGCCGCAAACTCATTCAGTTCATTTAACTGTTTTCCGTAACTTACAATTTCAGTAGTGACAGATTTAGACGCAATGACATCTTCGGTAACCTTCGCATTTGACTCATTGAGTACACGAATGTCATCTTGTAATGTCTTAATAGTATCTAACTTTTCTTTCTTTTGTGCAAAACTGATATCACTCAGGTCACGAAGATACTTCTTTTGTGCGTTGATTTTAGTATCAACAAGATTGATTTGATGGGAGTTGTTTGCTATCTGGTCTTTAAGTATTGACATCTTCTCCTTTAACAGAGAGTTCATCTTAGAGAACATATTGATGTCTAGTAGGTCTTCGATGACCTCACGTCTAGAACCACCCGCTAACTGCATAAACGGTACAAAGGACGAAGACCCTAGTACTACAATCTGGTGGAATGATTTGTGTGACAACATGAGAATGTTCTTCTCAAGCATCGATTGGTATTCTTTTGCATGGGAGTCTTGGTTAACCATGTTACCATTGACCCATATCTCAAAGAGATTGGGTTTGATACCACGTACAACCTTATAGTTCTGTGTACCAATAGAGAACTCAACCTCAACCAAAGTTCCCTTCTGATTGATTGTGTTTACTAGCTGTCCCTTAGAAATCTTTCGATGGGGTTTACCGAACAGTCCGAATGACAATGCATCCAACATAGTAGACTTACCCGCACCGTTCTGTCCCACAACCAGAGTAGTAGGTGTCGTATCAAAATCGACTGAGGTAAAGTTGTTTCCTGTAGACAGGAAGTTTTTAAATCTAAGTTTTTTAAATTTTATCATTGGGTAATTATACCACCTTCATCATATAAAGTCAAGCGTTTTTATTTCCCAATCCATAATAATATCTTTGCGATATACTCTGGAAAACACATTAAACGGAATCTGTTCAAATCCTTTTGCTCTTTCTAACATTGCCCCGTGATAGTCCATGTTACATGCGGCATAAATCGTACCCTCGTGCATTCTGCTATCAGTAGATGTGCAGATATAGTCTGCACCAGTCATCTTCATAGTTCGGGACACAAACCACGAAGTAATATTATACTCTTTACTGTCTACTGCAAGTCTGGATATCTCATAGAACTTAGAGTAGTCATGGGAATCACATCCATAATAGAATCGTAACCATTTTCGGTCACACTTCTTTTGACAATAAGATGTGTATTGAATTGCACCTGTTAGATTTCCTTTCTCAAATAGACCATAATATTTGTAGTCGTGAACCACGTTATCGTGTTCATCATATATTTTACCAAGATAGTGATTCGATACAATTATTGACTTCGCATCTTCATATCCAATCTCATCTATAGTAAAATCACTCTTCATCAAACTCGTATTCACTCAGACCACACCAGTTACAAGGTTCGTCCTTCGCAACTCCCATCAAGGATGACTCTACCGTACAGTAGTGTTCCCAATAAGGATAGGGATGTTCTTTTTCCAAGTCCTCACCATAACGTCCACGGTCTCTATTACCGTCTGCATTTAGTTCTGTCAGGTCTTGTTGTTTGTGTTTCTGATTCTTATTACCGAAAATTCTATCCCAACCATCTGCGTAGTCTTTACCACCCGTCTTGGTCTGAATAGTGTCTCCAGTAATGTCGTTCTTTGTTGCCATTAGACAATCTCCATACTTTGTGCTTCTTTCATCAAGTAAGAGATTTCTTTCTTGATACGACCCTTATCTAGGTCTGTGTTAACGGAGTCAACATAATCATATACCAAAGTCTCGGTATCGTCTACCGACACATTGTCACTCACATTCTCACCAGTGAACTCTTTGAAGTCTTCCGCAATCTTCAGTTCATGAATCTTCTGTGATTGAACACGGTCAATAAAACGTTCGAACTCATACGGGTCACCTTTGTTAGTGACGATGACCTTAACGAACTTATTATCAAGATATTTGAGGTCTTTAAACTTACGCATGTTCTCGTGGTCGTAATAAATCTTCTCGTAGATTGTAATAGGATTGACAACAGGTGTTAACTCTCTTGTTTCGGTATCAAGCACATGGAAGTGTTTGGGGTCATTACAGTCGTTCCAGAAGAACTCCATCTGACTACCTAAGTAATGTATGTTGTTTTGAGTTGACTTCGCATGGAAGTGTCCTGTCATTACCATATCAAATCGGTCAAAGTGTTTTCTATCCATACCTTCCATACAAGGCATACCTTTGGACATCTCAAACCCCTGTAACTCAAGGTGAGCACCAACGATGTCTGCTTTACAGTTTGCAAGGAACTCTAGTGACTCCTTCTCGTTCTGAGTGTTAATCCAAGGGACTAACGCAATAGCCATTCCATCATAATCTACTACTGTTGGTTTCATTACAAGATTCACTTCATTCATATAGTGACCTTGTAGTTCCTTCAGTGCGTTCAACTCATTGGTATTCTTATAGTACACGTCATGATTGCCAGGAATTATATCCATGGTAATACCAAGTTCACGCATAGGTTCTAGGAATATCTTACGATTATGTTGCAGTGCCTTAAAGTTGATTGTCTTACGGTTATCGTAGTAATCACCTAAGTGCAAGATATGTTTGATATCATTCTCAATCAGATATGGGAAGAACACTTCACTATAGAAACGTTCTTGATAATCCATAAAGATATCAGATGAATTTCGACAACCCGCATGGGTGTCGTTCAGTATTGCTATTTTCAAAGTTGTGTACCTTTACTTAGTTCCAGTATCTTTCATTACAATTCTTATTGCGTCTGACATGGGCAATTTACCCGCAGAAGAGTTCTGCAATTTGATTGCCTTTTTACGTATTGCTTTGCGTTCTTTTTTTAGTTCTTTGTAATTCATTAGGTTATTATACTCTATCTAACAGATAAAGTCAAGAGTCTATGAAGTCACCCAAGTCAGAGTCTACCTTTACAGTTCTTCTCTTGCGTTCCTTCTTAACGATTTCTTTCCATTCTTTATCTTTGTCTTTAATTTCATCAATACGAAATCTAAGTTGGTCAACGAATGCAGCAGCAACTTGATTTGATTGTGCGTCACCCAACTCATTGTCAAGGAAGTTCTCAATACCAGATTGTTCCATGTACTTCATTTTGATGTCTTGTTGTTTCTTTTCTTTCTCAATCCTACGTAGGAATGCAAACCAAGATATCTGTGTGAAGTATGCAAATGCATTAGGTTTACCAGTACGGGTTGCAGCTTCAATATTGTAGTTCTGAATCGCTTTCAGACAGTTCTCTACTGCATCCATAACCATCTCTTCACGATAGGTGTAGCGGACAAAGTTTGCCTTATGGGATAGACCCTCGCAAATCTTCAGAAAACAGGTTGCAATATAATCTGGAATGATTGGTTGTCCGTTACCCGATTCCTTTGCTTCCTTTACAGTAGTACAATAGTCAACAACTGCTTGTGAGAACTGTGCATTATTCACATAATGTGGTTTATCTTTTGGTTTAATCTTTACTGGACGTGCAGTATCTAGTGCCGAGTTTTCGTCTAATTCTGTTGTTTTAGGTTTGATTTTCATTTTATATCTTCCATTATATGTCGTTGTTGACTGCTACTAAATCTGTGATTTCTACTATTATAGTACACCTCACGGGAATTGTCAAGTGTTAATTGTTTCCCAGTGAAATCTTTTTCTCTATACTCCTCTCCAATTATTCTGACATCATAGTGAACCAGTTGTAAGAGGTCTAGTAAGTCCGCTTCAGTACTATAGGGGATAATCTCATCCACGTACTTACATGCGTCTACTTGTATATATCTTTCTGTTATAGATTGGAGTGGTTTATTCTTTTCGGGTCTATCGATACTGGGGTCTACCTGTAATCCGACTATTAAGTAGTCGCAGACAGTCTTTGCTTCACGCAACATCTGAACGTGTCCCGCATGGAACAGGTCGAAGCATGAAAAAGTAATACCGATTTTTTTTAAATTAGGGCTTGACAAAAGTTGTTTCTCAGTGTATAATAAGCTTAGCGTTCGGGGAGGCTGAATACTATTGTAACGTTGGCATTTGAAATACTATAGTTCCAGCAACACAATATCGGTTACCTTCGAATGGTAATGATACTGTTTCATGTAGTAAATGACTTCTAAAGATAATTAATTTTCCATGTTCAATTTTATGTGTATACCCCAACGTTGGAAAAAACAAATCAGAACATCCTTCGGGTGGGTCTATGTAATAACAAAATGACCACGTACTTGGCCAGTGGTCGTGGGGTGTGGTGATTTCTCCACTGACTGAATTTACTCCCCACATAGCATTACAATACTGTGTTTGTATATAGGATGTATTCCAAACTGGTCTATCAACCCGTGAATGATG